TAACAGATGCAGAAGATCTAGCACTAAATCATGTGTCAATTTCTGCACAAGCATGGATAGAAAACGCCGTAAAAGAACGTGCAAGAATTGCCATGGAACAAATAGTAAAAAATCATGTAGACACACAGCTTAAGGCAGGAAAACCTTTAGCAGGAACTACTCATGAAGAAATTATATTAAATGCAGGATTAGAAACAGCAGTTGAACGCAATGCTAGATACGAAGCAGAACAACAGGCAATGATGTCTAAACAAAGTAACACAACAGAATAACTTAAATATAAAATGGCACGTTATAATTCAGTCAATTCAACTAGTTCAGTAACAGGCGGCAGTACAATTACTAGCCCAACTAGTGGATTATTGACTACAATTACCAGTAGTGGTACAGTAACAGTTCCTAATCCGGTGTTATATACAGGTCAAGCACAAACTTATTATAATAGCATTGGCAGTAGTGTAACACTAAGTACTCCGAGTGGAGTATTTAATGGTCCAGGCACTGGCGGCAGTGCTACTATGTCTTTGCCTGCTGGATCAATTATAACATTGATTAGCGACGGTACAAATTATATTGCACAAGATTGGCTAGGCGGATCAATAGTTGTTAATGGAACTTTAACTGCTAACAGTACAGTTAGTATAAATCCGTCAAATGCTAATGTAAGTATTCAACCTACTGGTACAGGCACTGTTACTATTAATCCTGCAACTGTTGGAAATATTAATAATATAAACATAGGTTCTAGTACTACAGGTACAGGTGCATTTAGTACATTAACTGCTAGCGGTATTACACAAATTACTGCTAATACTATAAGCAATGCTTACAACAGTGGAGCATTACAAGTAACAGGTGGTGTAGGTATTGGCGGAGCAGTATATACAAATAGTACTGCTACTTTTGCTAATACATTAACTGTTAGCTCCGGCGGCGCAATTATCACTGGCAATGTCGGAGTTGGTACAAACTCTCCAGATTTATACAGTTTTGGCGGACAAATATTAACAGTAAACAGTAGTACAAGTTATACAAATTTAGTTTTAGGCTATAGCGGCGGCACAAACTCTGGTATTGCGTTTGGTAATCAGACTTCACGAAATGCACAAATTACCGCAGGAGTATCTAGTTCTACTCCTAATTTATTTATAGCTGTAAATTCATCAACTAGTGGTACTGGAGTTAATCAAGTATTGACTGCAACTTCTAGCGGAGTAACAATTAACAGTTCAAATTTACCAAGTCAAGCATTAGATGTTTATGGTAATAGTTTTATTCGTGGATTAGATCTTTCAACAGGCAGTGTAAATTTTGCACCTCCTTTTAGTAGTAAACAATACAGCGAAAATAGACTAGGCGATAGTCAGGGTGTAATTACACTGACAACTGCAAGTTTTAATGGTATTACAGTGCCAGCGTATTATGTTGCTCCAACAACTGCTAGTAGCTGGAACTTTGTTCGTTACGATAAATTTGCTACAAACAGTCAGTATGCTTATCCTAAGGGAACAGTTATTGTATTTGAATTATGGGTTAAACAAGCCGCTGGTTCGGGTGGATACAATTTAGGTATTGCTGAAGGAGATTACTGGGCAGGAGCTCCTACAAATACTGCTGGTATTGGATATACAGGCCCAACTACTAGTGATGGCTGGACACTTTATAGAAGCACACTAACTAGTAGCGGCGCAGGAGTGCTAAACTTCTGGTTTGGTATGGATTATAGCAATAACGGCAAAGCCGCTTATTTTGCATTTCCTAAGATTTATTTTCCGGGTGGATTGACATCATCACTTAGTACAAACCCACATACAGCATATCCTTCTAGCGCAAGCACATGGGATGCTAATGCCGGAACTTACAATGTACTACCAGGAAGAATGTCTATTGACAATACCGGTCGCGTTACTATGCCTAATCAACCAATACAAACTGGTTACCTTGGTTCTTCGCTAGATGCAGGCAGTACTTGGACTAAAATGACATTAACGACAACTGAAGGGACGGGTACGTATACATTTAGTAACAGTCGCTGGACTTGTCCAATAGCAGGCTGGTATGAATGCAGTATTCGTGTAGACAGTATCAGCGATTCTTCTTCTACCGAACCAGATATATCAGTTTATAAAAACGGTGCAAGTATTAACAGAATGTCCTGGAATAATTCTAGCGACCCTTACTGGACAAATTTAACATGGCATGGCATAATTAACTGTGCCGCAAACGATTATTTAGAATTTTGGCAACGAGGGTATATGTATGGTAGCAGTTCTTGGACTTACTTTCATTTTAGACTTGTACAATAAGGAAAACACATGGCAACATATACAATAACATTAACAGACGAGGAAGATATTGCTTTACATCATGTAGCAGTTTCTGCACAAGAATGGATTGAAAATGCTGTTAGACAGCGTTGTAGTCTAGCTATGAATGAAATAGTAGATAATCATATAAAAACACAACTGGCTGCAGGATTACCGTTAGCCGGAACAACTCATGCAGAAATTATTAAAAATATTACTGTAGAAACTGCGGCTGCTAGACACGATCGAATTATGGCCGAATATGATGCGCAAAAAGACGCCGCAAAAACAACAAATTCAACTCCAACACAATAACTTAAATATAATATGGCACGATATAATACAGTCAATACCGCACAAAGCACTAGTAGTACTACAATTACTACACCTGCCAGCGGCTTGTTGACTACGCTAACCACATCGGGCTCAATACAAATACCAAATCCTGTATTATATACAGGTTCAAGTCAAAGTTTTTATAATGCTAGTAGCGGAGTTATTACTTTTACTACAACTGGTAGTGCGGTATTTAACGGAGCAGGCGGCAGCGGAACAACTACGCAATCTTTGCCTATAGGAGCAGTTATAACTATTTCCAGTGACGGAACAAATTATATAGTCACTGCTTTCCAAGGTGGGCCGTTAACTGCAAGTGGGTTAACAGTTAATGGTGCAACTACAATCAATCCATCTAATGCTAGTATTAGTCTACAACCGACTGGAACTGGTACTGTTACTATCAACCCAGCAACTGCGGGTACAATTGATAATATGGCAATTGGTAGTACAACTTCTGCGAGTGGAAAATTTAGTACTTTATCGGCTACTGGTGCAGTAACTTTAACTAGTGGCGGAGCCGCTACTAGCTATAATTCAACAGGTGCAAGTTTATTAGTATCAGGCGGCGTAGGTATTGCCGGCCAAGTTTTTATAAACAATCAAATTACAGCAGGTAGTTCAGGTAGCACTAGTGGTAGTATTATATTACAAGGTAATTATAGTGTTGGTGCATTGACCACATTTGGTACAGAATACAGCACAGGTGGACCAAGTATTGGTTATGCAGTGTATCCGAGTTCAAGTGCAAGCGGCAGTTTTTTAAGTAGCAGTAGCGGTACAAATCTACAAAGAGGCGCATACAACATAAGTGGTAACACTCATAACTGGTATACAGGAACAACTAGTACTACCACAGCAGGATCTGCTATCAGTATGACAAACCCAATGTCATTAACAGCATCAGGATTGACAACAAATAACATAACTGTAAGCACTTATGCGGCTATTGGCGGAAATATCAACACTGGTGGTAGTAGTTATACACAAGCTGTAGGTGCGTTACAAATTTTAACAACACAAAACGGATCAGCACTTTTTATTTCAGGAAACACTAGTTATGCTGGATTTAATATTAATCCAGTTGGAGGAAATGCATCTGGTGCAGTAAACGCATGGGATATTACTGCTAGACCTAGTTATCCATCTGGTGTTGCTACCGGCGCAGATGTCAGTGTAATTTATTTTCAAAATAGCTATCCTAGAAATTACATAGATTTGGCTCTAGTACGTAACGGCGGTAATGTTGGTATCGGGACCGCATCTCCTTCAGCGCTTCTAGATGTTTCTAATGCTGGAAATATATATATTTCAAACAAGACTTCTGCTCCGACAAATAGTCAAAGTTTACCCGGTGCATTGGTACTTACTGGAACTGGGTGGAATACTAACGTAGGATCTCAACCTATTACAGGTCAGATTGGATTAGCAGGCGCATATGGTGCTTTAAACAGTGGCAGTACTGAACCTTCTATTACATTCAGTTTATTAGGTTCAGGTAGCGGAGGGTATAATACAACAGCTGGTCCTACTACTCTTACCGAGCGCATGAGAATAACCAACTATGGTAATGTTGGAATAGGTACTACTACTCCATCGGCACCTTTAGATGTTAGCGGAAGAATACGCAGTACAGATAATTCAAGCGGCCCAATTTATCAAATTCAGTTAGGAGCTTCTTATGTGTCTGTATCGAGTAGCAGTTATTTAGACCTAGTAGAACCAGGTGGAGGCGGTAGTTGGAACCAATTCTGGCACAGCGGAATTTCAATCAACAATAACAGTAGTGGAGATTCTATTAGTTATAATAAGTTTAGGCTAATTGTTAGAGGAGTTCCACAATCAGGCGGAGCGTTTGGTTTATATGTTGGTGGATATTACTATCCCAACGGCTATTCTCAAGTGAGTTCAAATTTTGGTGTATCAAGTACAGATAGTCCTCGAGGATATTTGTACTATATTTCTCCTTGGGTAAGTTTAGGAAATATGCCAGGATGGGGCGATGTTCCAGGACTAGCACTTTATTGTGCAAATGCCGCTTATATCGGGTCTGTATGGATTCAATATTCAGTATAAGGAATAACATGAACTTTAATAACGTTATGGATACAACTTGGGAATACGATGGAAAGATACATCGTTTAGATCCTTGTAGTCTTGTTCCAGAATCTCCTAAATCTGGAACATTAATTCCGTTATATCAGTTGCTAGGAATGCCAGAAACTGATGCAATGGAAATTTCAAATGCTTGGAGATTAAAACAAATACGGGCTAAACGAGACCAGCTAATCAGTCAAACTGATTGGTGGATGTTGCCAGATAGATCTCCAACAGATGAACAAAAAGCCTACAGACAAGCATTGCGAGATATTACTGAACAATCAGATTTAAACAACATTGTTTGGCCAACTCCTCCAGGAAATTAATACTTAAATACATTATGGCACGATATAATACAGTAAACACAGCAGGTTCGGTATCGGGAGGTAGTACAATTACTACACCTAGCAGTGGTCTGTTGACTACATTGACCGGTTCTGGAACTGTTACTATACCAAATCCTGTTTATTATGTTGGTCAAACACAAACTTATTATAACAGTACTGGCAGTGTTATAGCATTATCTACACCTAGTGGAGTATTCAACGGTCCAGGAACTGGCGCTACAAGTACACTAAATTTAGCGGCAGGAGCCGTAGTTACATTATCTAGCGATGGAACAAACTATCTTACACAAGATTGGTTAGGCGGTGCAGTTGTAACTACTTCTATTACTGCTAGTTCAGGTACGCTTAACAATGTGAATATTGGTGCTAGTACACCAGGTACAGGTGCATTTACTACATTAAGCGCAAACAATACAACTACACTAGCTGGCGGCAGTGCTAGCGGTGTGTTTAGTTTTACTAGTTCTCAACCTAGTAATGCTACAAATAATGGTGCAGTAGTAGTTACTGGTGGTATAGGAGTTCAAGGAACTGCTACAGTTAATGCGCTATCAGTTAGTGCAAGTTCTGGAACATCGTTAGTAACAATATCAACAGCAACTACAGGAACTCCGGGAGCCGCTATAGCATTAAAAGGCGCCACAACTGGATTAAATTGGTTAACTGGGTCAAGTTATAATGTTGGTGGTGTTTTTGAAATAACTCCATCAACCGCTGCCGGAGGCTCAACTTTTTCAACACCAGCATTACAAATTAGTCAAAGTGGTAATGTCGGTATCGGTACCGGTATTACTACAGCTTCTCAAAAATTAGAAGTTGTCGGTAGCATAAAAGTAACTGGTGGACAAATTGTACTTACACAAACTGGTGCAACTACGGCCACTATGGGCCTAAGTCCTTATACAAATGCTACTAGTAACATTGGCGGATTTACTGGTAACGTGGTATATGGGTCTAATTCTAGTGGAGGAACTGGAGCAGGGATGTTAATCACATGTGATTACGGACAGCCACTTGTATTTGGAAGATATTATAACGGAACAACCAGTTATACAGAAACTGCAAGATTTGATGGCAGTGGTAATTTTTATCCTGCAACAGATGGCTCTCAAAATTTAGGATCAACTACTAATCGTTGGTTAAACATTTACACAGGTGACTTGCATTTGTCTAACGAAAATAGTAACGGCAATCAAATAGATGGTACCACAGGTAATTGGACTGTACAAGAAGGTGAAGAAAACTTGTACTTATTAAACAACAAAACTGGTAAAAGATATCAGATTGTTTTAAAGGAAGTTTAAAATGCCAGTAATATCAGGAACAACAACAACCGCAGTAGCATACACACAACAAGGTGTACAGCGTAGAAATAGTGACAGTAGTCAATTGTATGAATTTTATACATGGACTTTTACAAACTGTAGCGCAACTGGTCGATACGGCCCTACACTGGCTCAATGCCAAAGCGCATATAGTTCGACTAGCTGGGTAAGCAATAGTAGTTATTTTAACAACTATTCAGGAATACAAGCATGGACTGTGCCTAAAACTGGAATGTATCGTATACAAGTCGCAGGTGCGCCAGGCGGAAAAGCCAGCGACGGATACAATGGAGCAACAACCCAAGGTCTTGGTGGTAACGGAATTATAGTAAGTGCTAGTTTTTTCTTAACAATCAATCAAGTGTTGTACATATTAGTTGGCCAAGCAGGCGGCGATAGTCCAACAGTTGGAACAACAAATACTTTAGATTCTACTACCGGAGGTAACGGATTTAATAGCGATACAGATGCAGGCGGCGGTGGCGGGACATTTGTTGCTATTGGCGCTAGTAGTACAACATCAACTTATTATTTAACACCAGCTAGTACGTATGTATTGCCTTTAATTGTAGCTGGAGGCGGCGGCGCTGCCAGTTCAGATGGAAACGGATCTAATGCTGTGTACCAATCTTATCAAGGAACTTCAAATGGTAGTTTTGCTGATCACTGGGGGTATAGCACCGGTGGAGGATGGAACAAATATCCAGACGATGCTATAGGTTCAGCGGCTAGTGGATTATCTACTAGGATTTCGCAAGGACTTACTACAGGAGTACCAGACGGACAAAGTAAAAATGTGCCTCTTCCAGGAGGTCATTTTTTAGCCGGCGGAACTGGTGGTAATAGTGTATCTACATTCCAAGGTTTTGGCGGTTTTGGCGGAGGTGGTGGCGCCAACGATGAAGGCGGAGCAGGCGGAGGCGGATGGATTGGCGGAGTAAATGGTGATAATACAACAGCGGCAAGCCAAGGCGGCACTAGTTATTTTTCACCAGATGCAGTAGCGCCAAGTAATGACGGATTTGTGGCAGCGGCCGCTACCGGATCTGGAACAAATACTACTAATATGGGTTACTGTGTAGTAACTTATTATGGACAATAATATGGGCGCATACTATCAAGCATTCAGACAACTAGCACCAGATGCAAAAATTAGTTTTGCTGGGGGTGTAGAAAGTTATGAAACCGTACAATGGAAATCTGATACACCATGCCCTGATAAAGAATCAGTAGAAAATTTAGTAAAAGAATTACAACCAGCTTGGGATAAATGGGAAGCTGACAGAAAATCCGCATATTCTACAGTAGAAGAACAATTAGATATGTTATGGAGAAGTATGGAATTAGGAGAAATTCCTGGAAAAGGATCTCGATGGCATGAACATATTAGACAAGCTAAAGCAAATACACCTAAACCAGAATAACTTAAATACATTATGGCACGATATAATACAGTCAGTACAACAGGATCAGTAGCAGGTGGTAATTCAATTTCTACCCCTTATAGCGGTCTGCTGACTACACTTACTGGTACTGGTACTGTAACAGTGCCAAATCCAATATACTACACTGGTCAAACACAAACATTTTATAATAGTACCGGTAGTATTATAACTTTAAGCACACCTAGTGGAAATTTTTATGCCCCAGGATTCTCAACTGCCACAACATTAAATTTAGCACCAAATGCAATGATCACTATTGCAAGTGATGGAACAAATTATCAAACTATAGGCTGGTTAGGTGGAATAGTAACAGCTACTAGTTTAACTAGTACAGGCGGAATAAATGTGTCAGGCGGAGTTGTTACTTTAACTAGCAGTACAACTGGCACAATAAACAATGTAAATATTGGCGGTACTACTGCTGGCACTGGTGCGTTTACTACATTAACAGCAAACAGTACATTTTCTTTAACAAATACTACAGCAACACATACTATTAGTGCAACTACACCTAGTACAAATACTGGATCTGGTGCATTAGTAGTAAGCGGCGGAGTAGGTATTGCTGGTGCAGTATATATAGGCGGTAATTTAAGTACAGGATCTAACTCAATCACTAGTGGTCCCATTACTGCTACTGGTGCATACCCTCAATTATCTCTTAACAATCCGAGCAGTGGTACTGGATCATTGATTGATTATTTTGATAATGGTATTTTAAGACAACAAGTAGGACATTTAACAACTACTACTTCATTTCAAATATCAACAGGCGGTACAACTAGCGGAGGTTCAGGATTAACTACTGCGTTCACTATTGATAGTCAACAACGTGTCGGTATAGGCACTACAAGTCCAACATACGGGTTGCATGTGGTATCAAGTATTGGTAATCCCTCGGCATTTATTTCAAGTGCAAATGGTGGCGGCAACATATACCTAAGTTGTAGCAATGCTAGTAGTCCAGTTTCGGGTTATATGGGCCCTAATGCTTGGAACAATAACGCATTTGGTATAGGTAGTAGCTCTAATCATCCTTTGCAATTTACAGTCAACGGATCACAAAAAGCACAAATCGATACAAACGGAAACTTTTTACCTTATGCAGATAATACATATAATTTAGGTAATAGCAGTTATCGTTGGGCAAACGTATATTCAGGAGACTTACATTTGAGCAATGAAGGTTCTGAAGGAAACTTCTTTGATGGTAGTACCGGTGATTGGACTATACAAGAGGGCGAAACAGATTTGTTTATTATAAACAATAAATCTGGCAAGAAATACAAGTTTATATTACAGGAGCTATAAAATGGCATTCTATTCAAGTTCTACATTATCAGGATTATCATACAAGGATGCTAGTCCTAATTTAATTTCTAATTCTTACATGAGAAGCAGTTATTCAGGCGGATCTCTTGCTGGATTTAGTGCATACGGAAGTTGTAGTATTGCCGCAGTTAACCCGTTAACTAAAGGTTTTGAAGGTCCTTATACACCTACACAAGGTTCAGCTACTGCGGCTAGTTTAGATGCGGCAACGTCTAGTACTCCATATTGGTATGGTGTTTTTAATATTGGCCCTCGTATGGGTCGCGGAGGATTGCAAAATGGTTGGGGAGGCATAGGCGATGGCTACTTATTAAATTTAACATCTCCGGCTAACGGATCACGTAACTATTACGACGGTGTAGGTCTTGGTATGGTTAGTGTTGCAAAACGAAATTATGTAAGATTCCGTGCGTGGGTATGGGTTGAATCTGGATCTTTCAATACTTTTTGGGTTTCAATTATCGACTCAGGTACATCGATAACTATTCCTAATTATAATACTTGGACTTATGTTGACCAACTGATAGGTATGAGTCCAGTAGTAACCAATGATTTAAGAATTAACTGGTTATACCAATCAGATACTAGACCTATTAATTATTATTTTGGATTGATCCACGTTACTTTACCTGAAGGTACTGGCGATTCATCGCAACATCCAAGTTCTTCACTATAAGGTATATGTATGAACATTTACTATAAAGGCGAAAGAATAATGCAAGATTATATCAGCGAGCATTCTGCTGATGCAATCGTACGTGCCAAAATGCATATCAAAGAAAGATTCGGAGAAGATACTGTAATAGACGACAAGGATATTACAATAGAATTCACACATAAGCATCATGCTAACAATTCTAAAGATCTAGAATTAGAAGCTGTCACAGTTACAGTAAATGGTATAACCTATAATGCAAGTTTAGACAGTCAAAAAGCCATGGGTGGCGCACTATTTACTAATTTAGATGAATTTGACTGGGTTGATGCTAATAATGAATTACAAACTATTAGCAAAGAAACACTACAACAAATTCTAACCGAGTCACATTTATTAACAACTGGGATAATTAAAAAATACAATGCTATAAAAAATAATTTAGCACCTTACCCACAAGATTAATAATGAAAAATACTTTTGAACTAGTAGACCCGCACTGGGCAGAAGAAATACCTTCAGATTTTTTTGGCTGTCCTTATTACTATATTGATAATTTTTATAAAGATCCAGATGCAGTAGTAGATTTAATAAACGCAAATAAACCCACTAAATTTTTAGGTACTGTTGTACCATCCGGATTTAGTAAGGCTAATTTAAACGGCGAACACTTTACAGATGAACGTCATTATATAGATTGCCCAGAATTAGAATTTGTTTATCACTATCTTAGTCATATAATACAATTTCCTCCGTATGAAAATCCGCAAATATTGCAAACAAATTATCAAAAATTAACTACAAGAAGTTTTAACGATTGGCGTAACAATTATTGGTATCCACATTTAGACTTTGGATGGACTGCTATTGTGTACCTAAATAAAAATGGATGTGATGGAACTAATTTGTATAGTTACAAAGGCGAATCTCGAGTAGTGAAAAAAGATAATGTACCTTGGATTCCCATTGCTAACGAGCACGAAACACCGTGGCAACCTAAATCAGATTGGCAAGTTATACAAAATATAAAAGGTGTATATAATCGTTGTGCAATTTTTAACGGAAATATATACCACGGAATGGCAGTCAATTCAGATCAATTATTTGAAGAACACAGACTTAATCAAGTTATGTTCTTTCACGGTACACTACATTCCTCTAGTGTGTAATACTAAATTAACTACAATTCTAAAGTAATTATTTTTAGGGTTAGTTGCTCTGTGCAATAGTTTACTGTTAAAATATACGCAACTACCTTTAACAGGCGAACAGCAATCTTCTCCTATGACAGTATCTCCATCACTAGAATTTACATAGTAAACTAAACTAGTAAATGTTGCTGGATCAGTTTCTTCTATATCTCTGTGTAAGGTATTAGATATAATATTGTTATCTAAAACAAGTTTTGTTAATAAATTAACTTTAATTCTTATTATAGTTATAATATCTAAACCAGATTTTTCTTTAAAATTTTCTAAAATTTCATGTATTAACAGCCATATATTATGATCGTATATTTGACCATCGTTAACAATTTCATGTACGAATTGAAAACCTGAATCTGTTAGTTGTAAGTTTGCTACAGTTTCTTGGCATAAATTCCAAGTAAATTTTTCAGATAAAATATATTCTTCTATTTTATTCTGGATATCATACGGAACTAAATCTTTAATTGTTTTCATTCTTTGATTTAAATTTCTTTTCTTTAGCATAACGATGCACAAAGCTATGATTATATCCTGCATACTGGTCCCAAGTTTCCATTGTAACAGTATGTGTATTAATTTCTAAATTTTCCTGGCTTAATGGAATAATATGTGCTAGAGGCTGTCCAGCAAACATTTCAATACGCTTAATGCCTTCTTTGGGTTTTTTAAAATACATATTAATTTCAGTACCGTGCTGATGTTTAAAATTAACTACACCAGTTGGTACTACATAATCTATAGGTTCTTCAAAATTCCAAACTGGTTGTGTATACATAAATGGTGTGTCATCGTTGCAAGTAATACGCCAAGGACTACAAAATTTTGCATGTATATAGTCTGGAAATAATTCTGGGCCCATTTGTCTACGATCGTGAAATATAATCTGACTGGTTTCGTCGGCAAATCTAAATCCAAAACTACCATCAGCATGTATTTCAATTATTACGTCGCACCATAATGGTAACATAAATCCATAACTAAACAAATCTGTAAAACCTGGACATGTTTTCATGGTAGATCGTTCATGCGGGCAGTAGTCTTGGGGGTTGTGAGTGTATGTTGGCGGTAAATTTTTCCACCAAACAGGATAAAATTTATTTGCCAATTGAATTGGAAAAGTAGAACGTATTTGTTCTAAATAAGTGTAACAGTTTAATTGTATATTCATTTTATCAATTGTCTTTACATATATATTCCCTGATAGTATACTAAACACTAATTATGAATATTACTATTACTAACTTTATTGGGTGTTTTGACAATGCCCTTGATCCAAAATTTTGTCAAGATGCAATAGACTACTATGAATCTCAGGTAGAGCAAGGATACGGAGTAAGTAGACAATTATCTGATAATGTAAGTAGGCTTAAAAAAGAAACTACAACAGTTTGGTTTAATCAAGATCAAGTACATACTCGAAATAATGCACATTTACATCAACACATATTAGCAACAATATGGAAAGATTGCTTTCCTTATTATGCGGAAAAGTATCCTGTGCTAGAAGAAAGTGCAAAATTGTTCATTTATTCGATGAAAATACAAAAAACCGAAGTAGGCCAAGGATATCATCAGTGGCATTATGAATCAAGTAATGCCGCAGAATGTAGTAGAGTATTAAATGTACAGATATTTTTAAATGATGTAGAACAAGGTGGTGAAACAGAATTTTTAAGTCTTGCTACAAGAGTTCCGCCAACACAAGGAACTGTATTAATTTACCCTTGTGCATTTACTCATGCACATAGGGGAAATCCTCCGCTTAGTAATGCCAAATATATAATGAACGGGTGGATTGAATTTTAAATCAAATCAACTAGATCAAATACTGTTTGAAGTTTTGTGCGAATTGTTTTGCTCGAAAAACTATTACGCAATCCTTGATGTAATGGTTTTGGAGCACGGTCTATTGTAGCCCAGCACCAGCCATTATGTTCGTCGCTGAGATATGGGATGAATTCTTCTTCTATCACACACAAATAAGTGTGAAAATTAAACACTTTGTCATTGCTGACAAATGTTTCAAGAGGAATTGTTTTGATTATTTCAGGACAAGGACCAATTTCTTCGTTGATTTCTCTCACTAGACCTTGCCAAGGAGTTTCGCCTTGTATGTTGGTGCCGCCAACTAAGCCCCAAGTACCTTCATGTTTACCATGAGATTTTTGTAACAGTAAGAATCGTCGTGTAGATTTAGCGTAGAATAATGCTCCGCTACACACTATCTGTTCTGTTACAATTCTATTCTCCATGATCCTTGGTCGTACTCACCTTCGAAGCTCTTAGTCCATGTGACACCGTTCCACATGTACTGAACACTAGTGTATGTATTCGTTTGCCATACCATAGTGTCAGGAAACTGGCTTGAATTAAAAACTACATGCCATGCAGTACCAGTCCACTCTACAATGTCATTAGCATAAGCCACTAAACTACCCCAAGCATGTGCAGGTGTAACATTGTTTGCATTGCCTATATCTTCAACTAGCAAGAAACGTAGACCTACACTGATAGTTTGATCTGATTGTTCTTTACCTGTAGGACGATATGGATCATAAGTTAATGGATTAATAATAGCATCAAATGTGCCAGGGCTATTGGGACGATAACTACCAGCGGCATTGTACCCCATCATATTTTCTAATACACCATTGCTATCTATACCTGTGTTACTTACAAGCGTATCAGGATTCCAATTTACACTTAGTTGACTACTATCTAAACTGTTTACAGCAATAGTTCCAATAACTTCTGTACCATCTGGTTGAGTTAAGAATATTTGACTAGATCCTGCTACATATTTTCCAGGATAAGCACTGAATACTTGATTCCAGTCTACAGTATTACCTACTCTAACAGGGGCAGGATCGAGTGTAGGTTCGCTAGGATTAACTCCAGCACCGGCAGCTAGAGCAGTTATACTATTTGCATAAACTTCAATTCTAAAATTGCTAATTGTAGTAACATTTTGATCTAATAAATCACCAAAACTAGTAGTACTAGCTATAGGATCCATTCCTAATCCTTCAATATAAGTTCCGCTAGTTTCTGAACTACCATAAACACTGGTAATAATTTTTGTAATAACGCCCAAGTGTTTGACCTTAACTGGAGGATTAATCCATATAGGAGTTTGCACAGTAATTGTAGCAATATCATTTCCACTATCATTGCCCACTGGAACTGTACGGCTACTCCAGTTAATATTGGTTAGTTCTAGCACTGTTAAGCTAGTCCAGTCGATATAGTTGTCGTTGGTTTGCAATTCTAAACTAGGATTAAACAAAACTAAAATCTGTTCAAGAATTTGTAATTTTTGTTCTGCGCTCGAACTCCAAATATCAACTTTCAGTTTAAGTTCGAACGGAGTAGGCATCAAACGTTCAATAGTATAGTTGCGGCCTTGTCCTTGTGTATAAGTTCCAGCATTAATATCACGTTCACGCAGTTGTACTTTGTCTATAAAAGTTTGATCAGCTAGTCTGTTGCGATCTAAACTTAGCTCGGTTACATATACAGCAATACGTGGAATACTGTTAACCACGTTTTCACTGTTTTGGCGTATGATGCTAGCCACTTGACGATCTGGATCACCATACATAACTGGTATGCGATGTAAACTACCATCGCCGTATCTAACTACAAAGTTACTGAATACACGAATAACTTGTGTGATATATCGTCTTATCTGACCATCGTAGAAGAACTGAATAATAGTACTACGGTGTTAAACCGTAACCTCCTTGAAATGTGTAAATTTGTAAATATGCATTAGAAATCTGCCCTAGGTTTAAGTACCTTACTGATACTTTGACGTTGTTCGTCTCTGTTATTATAAAATGTTACAGTCCATATACCAGTTGCAGGTATAACTTCTTGACCATTTGTGTCGTCTAACACAACTGCTGGTACACCCGACCCTGCAGATCCACCATCTTCAATTTGTGTTGTACTTGGTGGGAAACTTTGGAAAGCACCAGCACCATCTACTACAGTAACATTAGTAGGAATCATTGGTAAATTAATCTGTATACAAGCTGTAGTAACATTGGTCTGTGGATTGGTGTAGTTGTAACTAGAATATAAGGTAGTTGGATTATCTGCTAGTGCGTATTCTAGTTGTGTAGTTTGATATTTCAATACTACATAGGCCGCTGTAGCAAATGTATATGGTACATGAGTTTGTACAATAGTAGCGTTTGCCGTTAATTTAACCGCATCTGCGGCTAGTTTTTCATTGTACAAATAATTTGTATTATTGATAAATCCAGTTTTTAATGTACTACGTGTGTCGTTGTTAGTCATATTCATACGTACACTATCTTCATAAGCTACCCATGTATTTGCAACCCCGTCAAAACGGAATAATCTGTTAGGCATAAAATCTGTGCGTAGGAAAAAATCATCGTTTTGCGGACTAGCAGGAAATTGTATACCAAATCCAAATTCGTATCCGTTGTCTGGATAACCATCGCCTAACAAATAACCGGTATATCCACTACGTTGCGGAACACCTGCTGTAGCACTAGCATTGATATTTTGTGCAACTGTACTGGCTAGAATATCTGTTTCATCAGCAGTTGTTAACACAGGTTTACCATTTGTTGGATCAACTGCTAGTGTATAAAATTGTCTTGTTTCGTAACCACTTTTTGGAGCATCTGCTTCAGCTTGTGCAACCACTTGATCGTTGACATTTAATTCAGTATTGTACATACTCAACAAATCACGTAAGGTTGTATTGGCTACAGGGTCTCCATTAGCATCTTTAGCAGGTTCGTTAAAGATACTGGAAAATTTCTGATTATCAGTAATGCGCTTAATTCGTAGTCTATATAAATGTGGATACCAAGTAACACTAAATCCTTCCGATGCACGACCTACATCTTCAATAACATAGTATCTAGGCAAGCTAAAATCAAAACTGTTTA